GGGGACAGTCCTTTTCAAGGTGCTGCCGTTTTGTGAAATTTCTTTCACAGGGTGGTTGGCTTCGCCAGTTGGTTGTGGTGTGGCCTGAGGTTTATTAGCTCCACGCAATTTTGAATTATCCCTCTTGAGTTGATAAGAACCCTCGTCTTGGTTGTAAGGCCTACCTAGATTTGAATCAAATCTAGCAGCCAACCTACCAATACCACGAGTGGCTCTATCATACAACTCATCATAGAGGTAATTATCAATTGCCCTGCCAATATTGTCTGCCATGCGACCGCCGACATTTGCCAACTGGTTTGCCATTTTAAATTTTCAAAAGTTATTCTCGATCCCCGTCGACCGCCAAGATGCGGTCAATTAAGGGATGGTCCATAACACCCTTTTGGGGCAATGTTCCGAGATAGCCTTTTAGCTCCATAACGTCCAAGTAGGACAAACCGTACCTAGCATTCAGGAAACCATAAGTCAACGAGGAAGCATTATGCCTCTTGCTGACCTGGAAAGTCCATTCTGCTACTGGTTCCCCCTTTCTCGTTGAATTTGAGGTCTGCCGCCGCAGATTCTCAAACAAAGAAAACATAAAGGGGATATGGTGGAACAATGCCATCCCTCCAGTTGCCACCTGTTTAAGCCAATAACTAGGACTTGGATGAGGGACAACTGAATAGCCGAATTTGACTAGGGTCTTGCCCAATTTGGGCGTAAGGATGCAACCTTCTTCAGTCCGAACGGGAACTGAGGAGTAGAAGGTTACCTGCTCAATGGTACAGAGCTTCATTTCAGGAACAAAGCCTAACCCATTGAGCACCACGGAGATCAACTTTAAATCCACCTCCCCATTTAATGCAACCACGGAGTCATCCCCACCCACTATGATTTTGAAGTCTTTAACTCCTGCTACGTTGAACGCGTAGGCCATTGCCATCCCGCATATCAACGTATTACCACATGTGGTGTTTGGATCTCCTGAGCCACGCGTGGCTGGCACTGTAAAGACGTGACCATGTGAAGATCTAACACGCCTTACCAACTGCTTGGCTAAGACTGTCTTCTCAAGGTCAGTGGGACTGAACATGCCATACACAAGCTGCTCAAACCGCAAAGCCTGTGTAGAGATTGTCGAATCGAAACGTGAAAAATCACATTCGACAAACTGTTCGTAGCACCAGTGGTTTTGAAACCACTGGCCATACACTGAAGCGTCCCCGCCTATTGCAAAATAAATTTTATTTCGAATGTCGAAAAAGTCTTGAAAGAACCTGGTAACTGACACAATGAAGGGACCCAACACGACCTTATGCAGGTCAGATGGGGCCTGTATCAACCTAGGTTGCTTACCGCCCGGCTCAGAGGCGATAAGTTTCTCTCGTTTGACGAAAGCTGTGGAGGTGCACGCCTCAAGACTAACAACTGAGGCACCCGCGGACAAACGGGCTTGTGCTCGCAGGTGTCGTCCGAATTTACCAGGTTTGTTCCTAAACCTGGAGTTCCATTCTTCGAAGGACATCCGC